ACTTTTAGACCATAATTGACAGCCTGTTCAGCGTATTTTATTCAGCACGGACCTGATGGTGTTAAAAGTTACATTTTAAAAATTGAGCAGAAAAAATGACCCATTTACATAAATATCACCGACCAAAACATATAGCGGGCCAGTTCCAAGAGCAACAGCCCGCAGGATAAAGGGGCAGGACCATGAAGAACGAACACGATGTGATAACAAAAGAAGAAATGATTGAATTGGCCGGCCACCGTTATAAGTCAAAGCAATGTGAATCTTTGCGCCGTGCAGGGATATTCTTTATTGAACGACTGGATGGTCATCCGAAAACCACTTGGGGCCATTTCTTAAATCCTGTCGGTTTGCGTGGTAAGGCAGCAGAGCAGGAGAAAGAGGAACCCAATTTCGAGGTAATGAACAATGGCAGGTAAACGTAAAAAATCCAAGGACACTGACTTACCTCCCCGTGTTTATCGCGGTAAATCAAAATATGAATTTCATCCTGCACGGGGCGGATCAATATCTCTCTGTCCGTTGGATGCCCCTATTTCACAGGTGTGGTCAGACTACGAAAAGGTCAATGACAGGCTTCCAGAGAAAGTCACATTAAATAAACTTACTGAGCAGTTTCTTCACTCCATGGATTTCTGTGAGTTAGCTATTGAGACACAGAAAGATTACCGGAAATACTCACTCAAATTGCTGCCAGTCTTTGGAGAAATGTCCCCTGACAATATAAGACCCGAACATATAAGAAAGTATATGGATAAACGAGGAATAACGAGCAGAACGCAGGCTAACCGGGAAAAAACTTTCCTTTCTCGCGTTTATCGCTGGGGATATGAACGCGGAATGGTGAAAGGCAATCCATGCAGAGGGGTCAAGCAATTTACGGAGAAAGCCAGAGACCGCTATATTACAGATGAGGAATACGACGCAGTGTATCAAGTCGCACCTGATGTTGTCCGAGTTGCAATGGAAATAGCCTATCTGTGTCTCGCCCGGCAAGCGGATGTCCTTGCTTTGCGTCGTGATCAGCTCAGAGAACCCGGGATCTATATCAAACAGGGTAAGACGGCAGCCAGGCAGATTAAAGCATGGTCTGAACGGTTACGTGATGCCATAACACTGGCTGAGTCCCTTCCCCTGAAGTCAGGTATAAGTAGTGTGTATATCATCCATCAACGTACAGGTTTACGGTATACGCGTGATGGATTTAATAGTAAATGGCGCAAAGCCAGGGAAGTCGCAAAAAAAACATATCCAGAGTTGGATTTTAATTTCACCTTCCATGACCTGAAGGCTAAAGGTGTTTCTGATCTTGAAGGGACACTCAGTGAAAAACAGGCAATTTCAGGGCATAAAAACATGGGGCAAACGGCACGATATGATCGGAAAATAAAAATTGTGCCGGTAGTCGGTAATCAAAAAAAGTGAATTTTTATTCACCCTCCACAAAACATGTTAGGAATGATGTTAGGAACAACTCAGGAATGGGATTTTAGTCACAAAAAAACCGCCTCTCGGCGGTTAACGACATACTCGTACTACTTTGTTTTACTTAGAAAATTTTCCATGGTGCCCGGGGCGGGACTTGAACCCGCACAGCCATAAGCCGAGGGATTTTAAAAATTTGAGGCTATCTTTTAAAATCAACAAGTTAAGGTTGTTCAATGGGTTACAAATGCGTATCGCTGCGTATGTTTGCGTGTGGCTAGTTTTTGCTGCCATCAAAACTGACAATTTTCTAATCGATAACTAACTTGTCATAAGGATTTAAAGCGATGGCCGCATCTAAGTGATCGGGTGCAAAATGTGCATATCTCATCGTCATTAAAATAGTGCTATGGCCGAGAATTTGTTGCAGCACTAAAATGTTTCCGCCGCCCATCATAAAGTGACTGGCAAAGGTATGCCTGAGTACGTGTGTGCGTTGCCCTTTAGGCAACTCAATAGCCGCCCTTTTCAATGCATGTTTAAATGCATCATAAGATGGAGTGAATAAAGCACCGCGATTTTTTGGTATACGTTTAAATAGTTTCTCAGATATCGGTACGGTTCTGTTCTTTTTGCCCTTAGTATTAATGTAAGTCACACGGCTAGGTAATATCTGCGACTGCTTCATATCCTGTGCCTCTCCCCACCTGGCACCTGTAGCTAAACAGAGGCGAACGATGGTTCCCAGGCTTTTATTTTCCGACTCATCACAGGCGACTAAAAGCCGCTTAATTTCATCTTGGGACAGAAAGGCCAGCTCTTGATCACCCTCGCTAAATTGGCGGATACCATCAAGCGGGTTACTTCCCTCCCATTCACCAAGGCGTTTTAATTCTGAAAATACAGCATGTAGGTATGATTGCTCACGGTTAACAGTGGCTTCTTTTACAACAGTACGCCCTTTTGCTTGCCATTCACCATTCAGCCGCCGTTCCCGATAAACAGCAAACATATTCTTATCGACATCTGCCGCTAAGGGGTCCCCCATTCTCTCACAAATCGCCAATAGTTTAGCTTTACGGGACTCGCCAGAAGATAGGGTTTTACCGTGCATTTCATACCATCGCTCAACTAATTCATTAAGCGTTACCGCACTAATGCCCAGCCCCGTATCTTGTTTATTCACCATCATGCGACGTTCGTATGAAAGTGCTTCGCCTTTAGTGGCAAACTGTTTGCGTATGCGCTTGTTATCACGGCCATAAGGGAAGCATTGGCAAAGCCATTTTCCTGACGGAAGTTTACTGACTGCCATTAATCCTGCACCCACTGCATCATAATCATTAACATCATGGCGGTTGATTTGACACTTTGATTAGTGAAAATTTCTTTATTCTGAATTGGATCTGATTCTGGGGAAAAAGCGTCATCAAGCTGTTTTGCTAATTCACTCGCGTAAGGTTTAAAATCATCAACCGATTTTATTTTTCTATTTATCTCAGGTGATAATAGCTTTTTGCTGTATATCCCGGCGATAAAGTCAGCACAAGTTGCAAGTTTGTTTTCCGGCGTGGCTGTTTGCCATGTAAGCGCATTGGCTTCATGCAGGGTTCCCCCCGCATACCAATTTTCAGCAAATGCGTTATTTGTGAATAAGGCAAAAATAAGAAACGTCAGTGACAGTACCTTTTTCATCGCTAGCCCTCGATAAGGTTAAGAAAATAATTAATTAAATATCACAATGTAAATAATTTGAGCGTGAGTTACTTACTAAATGTGACTATTAAAAGCGCAATTAAAAAACCTGAAGCAAATACGCCCCCTGAAAATATCGGGTAGTGGCGAAATGGTTTCTGCTCCCGATAAACAGCAAAAGCATTCTTGTCAAAATCAGTGACCAGTGAATCACTCAGCCGTTCACCACGCCGTCCATTGGGATAATACCCATAAATCCATTTGCCAGTAGTTAATTTGCGAATAGCCAAAATTAATGCCCCTATTTATTTTTTAGATATATATTTAAAAAATTTATTAAGCCCGGCTCCGCCCTGATCATTAAAATAAATCTGCTTATATTCTTTAGATGTCTCATCATGCCCGTACTCATCAGATATAGTGAGTTCAGAAAAACCAGTTACAGGTATAAATTTCTGAATGTCATTTAATGCTTGGGCACGAGTCTTTGTAATAGTCACTTTATCTGCGCTCACATAATCATCTTTACTATAAATTTTTGGTATGGCAGTTACGGTGATTTTATCTACATCTGTATGGATGAAGCTACGATATATACCATAAATTGCCGCTCTTTCTGTTTGTTCAGAAATCACACTTTTCAGATCATTAGGTAATACTTCTGGAGATAATTGGATGTGAAGAGGTTTTTTTGAAATTACTTTAAAAGTGCCGTTATCAGTAGAAAAATCATTAAGCTGCTGAATCATATCTGTAACAGATGGAAATTTTGTAGGCCCATCAGCGTAGGCCACATTAGAAAGTACCACTGTTAGCATAATGATTAGATTATTTATTAGCTTCATCATAAAGCCTCCTTATTCGAAAAATCTTGTTTACTTGTTATTTATTATTAGTCAGTTTATGCAACTTCGATTGCGCGAACGCATCACCAACCGCCTGTATGTTTAATTTTGCCGCCTCATCCATAGCGCGGTAATTTTCAACTAGTTTTTGTTCCTCCACTGAAATGCCATCAAGCGGGGTGTGCTTACCCGTCAATACGTACATAATGTCTACACCGTACTGAGTATCTAGCAATGCCAAGGTTGTGGCATCTGGCATGGTTTCCCCTCTTTCATATTTCCCCCAAGTACGAGTTGAAACACCAAAATTTGCTGCCATGGCCTCTTGGCTTTCACCCGTTTTTTCCCTTTCTTCACGTAACCGCGCCCCGATAAGGAATAATAATTCCTCTCTTTTAGTTGACATAGGAACAATACTTCCTTAAATTGTGTTGTACAGGAACTTAGTGGATCA